AGTATAATGGAACAAAAACAACAAGACAGATTAACAAATGTTGAAATACAAGTAGCAAAACTTGATACCAAACTAGAAATAATACAAAACAACCATCTTCATCATCTTCAAATGGACATAACCAGTGTTAAACGAACACTGTGGTGGGTGTTTTCAACACTGGTTGGTTGTCTTATAAGTCTAGTTGTCGTTCTTTTGCAAAGTTTTCTCTAAGAGCCTCAGGCAATACATTTACCCATTCATCATCAGGTATGTTTTTTTGAAACTGTTGAGAAAGATTGATTTTGTATTGTTTCCAATCGTGCGTTTGACCCATCATATCAACCAATCTATCACTGTTGTGTAAATGATCCATCAGTTGGTTGAATCTTTTGAGTTCACGCAGATTGTATCTTTTTAATGTGCCATTGGTATTTTCAGCACACAGTTTTCTTTTGGTGCTGGCAATGATTTCTGCTGGCGTCCAATGTTTGCCCACTTCATAGTTTGGGTCTTTGAACATTTTTTTGTAGTAATCATCTTGCCTTCTTCGTTCATCTTCGTGATAGTGATGACGAAATGGATCCATTTTCTTTGGTTTGTTTTTGTAATACTTTTTACCATCTTTGTCTTTTTGTTTTTTTGGAAACTCTGCCAAAAACTTTCTGTTGTGATAGTAATCAGGATTTTGTTCAAACCATTCATCAATCTGATCCACACAAGTGAGATGAGAATGTAATCCTTCAATCACATCCTCATTTGCTTCACAAATATAATCAGGATCATTTTCATATTCATCAATGCCAAGATTTTCGTGAAAGCTCTTCGCGTGGGGCACTTTGTGAAAACTAAAATCAAACATTACAGATCCTCACTGTGTTGATGACGTTTTGATTTCAGTATTTTTCTTAGGTTTTTTACCTGTTCAACCTTTTCAGACACCTGTGCGCCTCGCATTATTTTACGGTATTGATCCAAAGATTCAGTGGATGTGCTTAATCTTCTTTTGGCTCTGTCAAGATTCCAATATTGTTCTTGTTCATACAAGTCTCTGAAGTGCTCTGGATAAGCACCTAGTAGATGAATGTATGTTTGGTCCAGTTGTGACGCTAAAGTGTGCCATTCAGCCAACTTTTCATAGTAGTGTGCTTTTTCTTCACAGTATTTGTCAAACTGTTTTTTTTCTTTTTTGTCAGTCATTGTTTTATATTTCTTTTCTTCATTCGTCATTCACATTCTCCTCTGTGTTAAGTTGATTTGATAAATGTTCAAGTTCTTGTTTTTGAACACTCTTGTTTGCTTGTGCTCTAGCACGTGACATTGCTTCTTCAAAATCAGGAACATTTGGTGCTGATTCCATTGCCAACATTTGTTTGGCAGTATCAACAAATCTGTTTCTTTTGGTTGGATCTTGGAAGCCCAATCTCACACCCAGTTTGATTTTGATGTCATATATTTTTTGCACTATTGCGGGTGCTTCATTTTCATCCACTCCCATTGATTTCATTTTGTTGATTAAACTCAATGGTGAGTTGGTGTTGATTAAATCAATAACATCTTTGTCAATGCCCCAATAAAAACATCTGTCACCAGCTGTTGCCTGTAGTTTAATCATATGTTGTAGTCCAAGCAATACAGTTTCAAACCGTGCTTTGACTTTGTCTTCAGTTGTGATTGTTTTTTTGATGGGCGACACAGGAGATGATTCTTCACCCACTGCTCCATCAATCTTGGATATCACTTGTTTCTTCACATTACCAGTGATTGCCACTGTGTAGTTCTTGTCGTCCTCTTGTGATGAAAGTGAATATATTGTCAGTGTTGCCATATTTTTATCCTCTTTTCAGTTATGTTAAGTTTATTGTATTTATACATTGTTTTAGATTATACAACATTGTGGCGTATTAGAGCAACAAAAATGTTGGAAGATGATAAATAAAAATATAATACTTGACTTTTTGGGCACACTTATACTAAAATACTATTAATGACGCTTATACACCGCTTAAAACAGGAATAAGACGCCATTTTAAACACACTTTAGGCACATATATTTAGGCTAACATCAGCACAAAAACAACAAAGAGGAAATGTAATGAAAAAATATGCAGTAACAATCAGCTTCAATGAAAACAGCAGTAACAATCGTGGTGAAAAGTTGTCACGAATGATTATGAACAGATTGAACAGATTGTTGTGTGGCAAACATCGTCATATTCAAGCAGTTGGTTGTATTGAAAAAACACAACAAAACAACACACATTGTCATTTCCAAGTTTCAGTTCCACCCAAATATGCAAATGGTTTTGAAACTGTATTTGAGGATGTATGTAGAAGCTTCAACAGAAGATATGTTGGATGGTTTCAACCATTGCTTGACGAAGAGGGCTATGGGTTTTACATCAGCAAAAAAATGAAACACATTGATAACACACCATTAAGTTATTGATTGCTGTCGCTATCTGACAGTTGTTGTATTGTTTCATTCTTCAATGCGTTGACAACGCATAACTATTCTGATGAGCAAACAATCACTACTACCACTACACATCACTACACATCACACTGAACACAATGGTAATAATCTTTCATAATCACTCTTGCTCAACCATTGGATGTGTTTGCGACATTTCACACAATCAAGTCTAGCATAATGCACACCACCACAACGAGTGATTTTTATGGGGTGATTGAAATGCCTTTTATCTCTCTTGTTTTTGGGAGTGGGCAGTGTTTTGGTGTTATGCGATACTATCATATATGTGTGTGCTGTGTGCCAGTAAGATATATAGGAGGACACACAGCACCATCACTGAGAGGGGACAAACAACCTCTCAGTAATCTCTATGCAATCTTCTTTTTTGATTGCTCAAATGCGTGTTTGAGTTTTTGGATAGCATTGATTCTTTCTTGCAACTCATCCACACGGTTGAACTTTTTGATGATATTTTTGATGTATTGTTGTGCACCTTTGCCCAAGAAAGGGAAAGTCATACTTTTCATCACATATGCAACATCACTGGCTTCAAGTGCATCATCGTGTGCTATTTGGAGAAAACAATCCAAAAATGGGGCGTGTGCAACTTCAACTGCCTCACGATGTGTCAAGTTCAGTTCTCGTTCAAAGAACTCAGTCACGTGTCCTTCTGCGGCAATACTGTTGGAGTAATCCATTTTTTGTGCCAACAGACCTTCATAGTTCATCATACCAGTGAATGCATCGTAGTATCTGTGATGATTTTCACGTAATCTCTGTTGATTCTTTGTTTCACACAGACTCAGATATTCATCTTCTTGTTGTCGCCAAAGTTTGGCATCTGCTTGAAAATCTGAGCGTGTCAAAAGATGAGAGTTCTTACAGCCTTGCCAAAAGTGAATAGCCTCGTGTGGCAACAAGCAATGTTCAGCACCTAAACCTTGCAGTGCGGCAAACATCACAGGATCAATCTCATATTTCATAAACTGATTGCCGTGTGTTATGTTCAGCATCAGTGTGGTGCATTGTCCTGGTGCCTCCACGTGTGGATTCAGTTCAACTGAAAAAATAGGACGCTTTGCAGGCACAGGCACCCAGTTGCCAAAGTGATGTTGATATCTAGGACCCAAATCACACAACATCTCATAAATGTATATGATGCCAGACAAATGCGTGTGAATCACGTTGTTTGGATCATCTGTTTTTTTCAACAAATCAAACAAACCATCTCTTGTATTCATATGCAGTTTCACGAACTCGCGTTCTTCATCCAAGAGTTGATTGTGATCAAAATCATCAAACCAAATAGCATTCACAAAACCTGCCAAGCCCCGCGGGGTTTTTTTGAAGTAATCTAGTTTTTTTTGTTTGTCCCAATAAAATATTTCTTCAAATGATGAATGCATATTACGCCTTCACTTTCTTTTTGATTGCGTTGGCAAAAGAACTTTTCATTCTGTTCATCAACGATGGTTGGGAATCTAAACTTGTGGTTGCTGTGGCATCTTGCTGACGCTGTTGATTGTGTGCATCAATACGACACTTCAACATAAATGCTTCATACACCATAGGATGTCTTTCAACAGACGCAGGTGCTTGAGTGGGCAGTTTGTTGTAATCTATTCTGCCACTGGCATCACAATAAGTTTTTCTAAACTTCTTGTTTGTTCTTTGGAATGGGCCACCATAATAGCCCATTTCTGAAGCAACTTTTTTGAGTGCTTTTTGCATCGCAATCTCTCTCTGCATAGCTGATGCAGAAACTTTAGCAAGTTTTGGTTGTTGTTCAATGTTTGTTGTCTTTGTCATTTATGCCTCCTTAGCATTTGTTAATATATTCATAATAACACCACTTTGGGATCTGTCAACCATTTTTTTATCGCATAAAATGGGGCTTTTTTTTGGTTGACAAAAACAGTTTTGGTGTTACTATAATAGTATGTTAAACAATACAACGGAGACAAACAATGAAAAAATATAGCTTTAGAGTGAAGATACCAGCATACAAAACAGTGACGGTTGAAGCACCAAACCCCAAGTCAGCAGTGGATTTTATTAGAGAAACTGAAGACTTTTACTATGCTTATGCACTACAAGATGGATGGGAAATAGATGGTATGGATGCTGAACCAGATGTGTTTGCTGACAAAGAAGGCAAAATACACGGTGTTGAAATGTTGGATGACGAAGAACACTGTGAATATGAAGTCACACCAGAATGGCTCAAAGAAGCTGGCTATGTGGCTACATACACCAAAACTGAAGAGGCATAGTATGGAATGGATTTTGTTATCAAATATTATCTTGCTTATTATACTAGAAATGTAGTATAATACATTAGAAGGCAACGGTTCTACCTCACTAAAGTCATCAAAACAGACTGTTGCCTTCCACCACAAGGAGAATAAATATGCATATGACACCAGAACAAGAATATCAACAACTCAAACAACAACTGCTCAAACTCAAACAAGAAGTCAGAGACTTACAAGAACTTGATGCTGATGAAGATGTGATTGAATCCACTTGGGATGAACACGAACAAACTTGGTATCAAATACTGGATTTGGAAACAGAACACGGCATCAACATAGACGTTTCACCAGAGATATAATGTATCACACACCACAACACACGGGTGAAGAATATATTTTTCACAAGATATCAGCACCCAGAAACTATTGGGCTTATGTTGAAGTGGCAGTTGAAACTTGGCAGAGAGAAAGTGTATGGCAAGATGACAACTGGTATTGGCTGTCTGAGGATACTGTAGGTAGATTTGAATACAAAGAAACTTTTAAAGATTACATTCGTTCAAGATGGCATCATCACTTCAAAGATTTAGAACACACAGCATATGACACTGAACAAGAAGCACGTGACAGTTTGCCTTTTGTGCATTGGCAATACTTTTGGCGAGACTGTGACACACACAGATGGCGTCATTGTCCACCCAACAAGTTTAATGATTTTTTTGAGGTAACAGATGCCTAAGCCAACACAACCTATTGCGGATAAAATCACACTACCCACTGGTTTTGATTTAGAAATACAAACACCTTGTGCAATGTATGTGTTGACATACCAAAATAAAATATGCCAGCTGAGAAGAGATAAAACCATTCTTAATGTTGGTTACAAATATCAGAGAAACATTTGGACAGATAAAGGCACAGCACTATCACAAGTAAAAAAACTTAACAAAATGTTCAAAACCACCCTTTTTGGCTATAAAAAGATAGTTTAAACATAAATAATATTATTGTGTAGGCATAACACAATCATTGCGTATGGCATATTGCTATTGTAATGTCTCCTAAAAAGAAAAAGGGCGTCAGAAATGGTGCCCTTTTTTTGTGGCTAAATAATCTTGTAACTTAACAGAACGGAAGGACATAGAAATATGGCAGGAAGAAAAAAAGAAGTTGATGACAACTTTGAAACACTACTCAAAGATTTTTCAAATCAATATTTTGACAAAGAACTACAACACGCACACGAACTATTTTCAGATGCAAGTTGGCCCAAAGATGAAGATCCTCATTACGTAAAGAAAGCAACATTCCTTATCAATGCGAGAAAGTCTCATTTGATGTTGTTAAAAACTATGTGTCAACACATCACTGGAGCAGTCACAGGCGGCAAAGAAACTGGTGTTGATGACAAACAAGCAGAAAAACTATTGGAACAAGCACTACAAAGAATAGGCATTGAAGACAAGAGCAAAGATGCATAATGCAAAAAATACCATTCAAACTATTTTTGGACACACAAAACATCTTGTCAGGTATGCAAACACCCAAACTGCACGTGGAAGTTTGTGATTGGTTAGACAAAAATCAAAACCATCCTAGAAAGATACTGCAGGTGTTTAGACACGCAGGCAAAAGTTACATACTTTGTTGTTATGTGGCTTGGAAACTGCTGACGGATCCAAACTACACCTGTATCATTGTGTCAGCAAAGAAGGCATTGGCAATGCGTAACTCAATGATGATACGAAGCATCATTGAAACCAATCCACTCACAGCACATTTGAAAAGTGAACTGTATCAATGGCAAGCAAGTCAGTTCACAGTTGAAAGAGATTCAATACAACTTAACCCCTCAGTTACCTGCACATCAATGGCATCATCATTTACTGGTATGCACTCAGATGAGATAATAGGTGATGATATTGAGGTTGCAACCAATGTGTTGACAGAAGATGCAAGAAACTTAATCAAAGACAGAACAATGGAGTTTGGTAAAATATCCAAACGCATTCTATTAGTTGGAACGCCTCATCACGAGGAGACGATTTACAGACACGTGAAATCAGTTGGTTATGATTGTGAACTTAAAATACCTGTTTATAACAAAAAAAGTGAACTAGCTTGGCCCAATCATCCAGATGGTATGTTCACTTGGGATTGGTTAGAAAGACAAAAGAATGAATCAACTGAAGGTGACTTCAAATCACAGTATCTGTTGATACCAAGCAAAACATATGATTCACTCATTGCTATAGACAAAATACAAACATACGATGCAGAACTTACATTCCAACACTTGCCACAACCAATGGGTGGTTATCTACCAATAGTTAGAATAGGCAACCAACAGATAAATAGATTGGTTAGCAGTTGGGACGTTGCTAGTGGACTAAGAGGCAGAGATGCCAGTGTGTTGTCAGTGTGTGCAAGAGACAACAACGGCAATGTTTATGTTCACGATGTAGTAGAACTTTCTGCGGCACAAGACAAAGACTTTGACATTCAATGTGAAGAAGTTATTGATATATGTGACAAGTATAAACTTGGGCACGTTTATCTTGAGGAAAACTTTTCAATGACATTGAAAGCAGAGTTGAAAAGAAAGATACTGGCTAAGAAGAAAAAGATTGTTGTGATTGGTGAGTTTAGAACCAGCAACAAACTTAACTTTATGGCACAACAACTTGAACCTGTTATCAAAGTGGGCAAGTTGAGAGTGCATCAGCGAGTGTTGGACAACAGTAAGTTTATGAGTCAGTTGGAAGAGTTTCCATATATGAAACACGATGACTGCATAGACGCAACTGCTATGGCTATATCAAAACTGCCTGAGCCAGGTGTGGATATATCAAAAATACCATTGATACAATCACCATTACAGATGGCAGGAGGAAGAGCAAAACTGACTGATTAGGCACCAATAAATAGTGCCAGATTGTATATATTATATAAATAAACTTGTATTACGCACACACGCACGAAAGGCAACTATGGGAAAGATTATCAAACCACCAGTATACCAAAGAGGTTTAACAAATGAAGATCTTGGAGTAAGACGTGTAGGTGGTCCTTCTTCTAGTTCCAGAAGGCAGTTTCAGGAAAAGGGATTCACACCAAGACCGGTCTCATCAAGACCCAATCCAGGCAAAGGCAAAGTTCCTAAATATGAAAAAACTTTCACTGGTGAAGATTTTAGAGGCAACAAAGACATCAATCAAGATTTTTATGATTCCCCAGAGTTCAAAAACTTTTCTATCACACAAACACTGGGAGGGATGTCAACAATGGATTTCAACGAATCAAAATATGGATTTGGAAAAGGCAGTGGTTCAAACGTAAGACAAAGGTTGAATGCCATAGACAGTGCATATGAAAAGTTTCTGCAAAGAACAGCAACACCAGGAGAAACAAACATACCAAATGATGGAAATGGTATGATGGCAAATGTTGGACAAGCAGTTGGACAAGCAGTCGCAGGAAACATAGTGCCATTGGTAACACAGATTGCACAACAAAATCAAAAGAGAGGCCCAAAACGTAGACAGCCAACAACAGGCACATTGGGCTCATCAGGGAGTTTATTATAATGGGCGGTAGAAGTTCAGGAGGCGGCGGCGGCGGAGGCGGCGGCAACAACTCGCCACAAAAGCCACGTAAGCAACTCAAAGACAAACCAATATATCAAGATGCCATCATCAGAGGCAACAAGAGTGCAAGAAGTTATGTTGCAACTGAAAACAAAATATCTGAGATTACAAAAAAACAAATCGCTGATCCAACAAGAATGCAGGGAGGGGCAGATTCAGATGCTGTTTGGAGAACAGTGTCTTCCAAACCAGGAAACTTTGTCACAGACTCAAAAGGCAATCCATTGAGAACATCCAGTGGCAAAGCAGTGATGACAAGCCAAGGAAGAAAAGAATACAATCAAGCAATGTCAAGAATACCTTTGACAAAAGCACAAGTAGATTCACAGAGAAAGTTTATGAGTGTTGCATCATTACCATTGATGTTTGTGCCAGGTGGTGGTTTATTGAGAAGTGCCGCAGTTGGTAACTTTGACAAAACATACCAAAGAGGTGGCAACCAAATGGCAACATATGGCAAAGGCAACTTACTTTCACAAGATGAATCAAATGAAATAGCAACTATGATGCAAGAAGCAGAACTGGGCAGACAAGTTGACACAGTTGACTTATCAACACGTCCAAAGAAAGCCAAACGAAATATGAACTTGTTGGATAAAACATTCGCAACATTGTTTGGTGGCGGCAACTTGTTAGGAACAGGAGGGAAACTATAATGGGTAACATATTACCAAAAAAGCCAAAAGGTCCAACAGCTGAAGAAATAGCTAGAGCGAACCAAAAAGCCAAAGAGGAAGCAGAACGCAAAGCCAAAGAACAGGCAGAAGCGGCTGAAAGAGAAGCACAAGCAACTTATGAAGCCAGCGAAGAAAGAAAGCGTGAAAAGAAAAGAAAAGGCAGAAGAAGCCTGATTGCTACTCCATATGGTTATTTGGGTGACACTGAAGAGTTTGGATCCAAAGGCAGTTTGTTAGGATAAAACGTATATGGCAAAAGCATCTTTAAACTACGTGAAAAATCTTTTGAAGAAGGCAAAGACAGCACGTCACCTTCACGAAGATGAAATATCAGAAGCATATCTATATACGTTTCCAAACAGAGACATTTGGAGAAGCCAAGAAGGCACCACTGATAGACAAAAACTGTATGATATGACAGCAGTGGACAGTGTGCAAAATCTAGTGTCAACTATTCTTAACTTGCTTATACCACAAAACCAACAGTGGGCTTACATTGATGTGAGACAGGAAGTCAAAAACAAAATGGCTCCAGATGTGAGAAGAATGTTGGACACAGCCAACAAAACAGTATTCAAAATATTAAGAGATTCAAACTTTTATGTGGCGGCATCAGAAGCACTACAAGACTGTGTGATAGCAGGCACAGGTGCTATTTGTATTATGGACCCAATGGATGGCAAAGGTATGAACTTTATGGCAATACCAACCAGCCAACTGTATTTCTTGTCCAACTACAAAGATGATGTTGATGTGGTGTTTAGAGAATCAGAACAGTCAGCACAATACATCTATGAAAGATGGGGATCACAAGCACCAGAAATGAAAGAAGATGCTGAAAAACATCCAGACAAAAAAATCAAACTACTAGAAGCAGTGTTTAGACAAACAGGAGATGAAGACTATTGTTATCAAGTTTATGCTGGCAAAGAAATGCAGTTGGTAGAAGACAGCAAGATGCCAGTAAATCCATTTGTGGTGTTTAGATTTTCAAAAACACTGGGCGAACATTGGGGTGAATCACCAGTGCGTTCAGCATTACCACACATTAGAACTGCAAATGAAATCCAAAAGATGATGTTACAAAGCGGGGCGTGGAGTGCGATGGGCGCCTTCCAAGTTTCATCAGATACCACAGTGAACTTTTCAAATATGAAACTACAACCAGGTGAAGTTATCACAGTGGATCAACCACTACAACCAGTTCCGTTTCCAGGCAACTTCAATATATCAGAAGCAATGATGCTACAACACCAAGACAGCATAAGAAGAATGCTGTTTAATGATGCCATTATGCCAGCGGGAGCACCCAACACATATCAAACAGCAACAGAAGTGAGTGCTAGACAGGCACAGTTTTATCAAAGAATAGGTCCTTTTGGACTACGTCTTGAATCAGAGTTTTTGCGTCCATTGATTAAAACATTGATAACCAAACTGCAGAGAAGAGGTATGGTGCCAGAGTTTGTTGTCAATACCAGTGCGTTTGAACTTGTGGTAAACTCAGCAGTGAAAAAAGGCATAGCAATGACAGAAATACAGAGAGATATGCAACTGCTACAAATGGTTCAAGCACTTGGACCTGATGCACTGATGTTGGTTGATATGAAAAAACTAGCCAAGAAAATACTAACAGATGGTGATATGTCACCAGACATAATCAGAACAGAACGAGAGATTGCCCAGATGCAAGAGCAGATGCAACAACAAATGGCACAGCAACAACTAATGCAAGGAGCACAGCAACTATTAAATGCAAACGAACAACAATCTCAAAGCGACGAACCAACACAAGGATAGAATAAAAATAGTTTCAGGCAAAGACTATGACAACCCTCAAGGTTGGCAAACACTTTATCGTATGGTTGAACGCCACGTGGACAAAAAATATCCCAATCAATATGACGCACAATGGTTAAACTGGATGATAAGAATGGGTGAACAACCCAACGGTTTTACCACTGGTGTAGAATACCAAGGCAAACTACAGTGTTTGTTGATAGCAGAATGGCACTACAATATGTGGATCAATGCCAAAGATGCCAACATAATGGGTATGCTCACAGCACCAGGATGCAAACCAAGATGGGTTGACTTGATGCTACATCAAGTAACTTGGTGGGCACAGGAGTCAGATTGCCAGAGTATAAATATCTTTACTTGGGATGACAGACGTGCATACCAAAGATGGTGCAGTAAGAAAGGTTTCAAACTGTATCAATACACTTACTCAAAGGAGTTGAAATGAACCAAAAAGAACTAAAAGAAACATACAAAACCATTTTCAATACACCAGCAGGCAAGGCAGTGTTCAATGATTTACACAGAATATCAAATCAAAGTCGTGTGGATCAAGATGCACCAAATCCTTATGCTTGTGTGTATAAGATAGCACAACAGGCACTGTTGAAACGTATTGAGAATATGTGTGACATAGAACGCACAGAAAACAGCAACATAATAGAAAGGCGCTAACAATGGAAGAGCAAACACAAACACAAGAGTCACTGTTGGACTCAACAACCACAACAGAAACAACTACAGAAACTACCACAGCTACTGAGACCGCAACTGCACAAGACGACACACGTCCAGAATGGTTGCCAGAGAAGTTCAAAACAGCAGAAGACTTTGCCAAGTCATATGGTGAACTTGAAAAGAAAATACAAGAAAAACAACCTGAGATCCCCACTGAATATGATTATTCATATGCTGGTGATATGGGTTTGGATATGAATGATGAACAAAAGTCACAAACCAATGAAGTGTTCCGTCACTATGGATTGACACAAGAACAAGCCAAAGGTATGTTGAGTTTGTATTCAGATTCAATCAAAGCATTTGCGGATCAATACACAGCACAAGGACCACAAGTTGATATGACTGTGGAACAAGGGCAACTCAAAAACACTTGGGGTGCAGAATATGACACCAAAATGGGTGCTGTGCGTAACTTCGCCAAGACACTCAAAAACGACACACTGAATGCACCATTGGCAAACACAGCAGAAGGCTTACAGATCCTAGCAGACGCGATGGCATACAGAAACGGCACAAACCCCATAGCAGATGGTGGAGTGGCATCAACACAATCAGCCGCTGACATCCGTGCAAAAATCAACGAACTGAGACAATCAGATTCATACAAGTTACCGCAAGGTGATATTGTAGGAGAACAAACCCGTGCTGAGATATACAAGTTATATCAGCAACTGGAACGATTGCCCAGATAACAATGAAGCCAAGAATAGTGCCACAACCATTTGAGGACCGCAGAAAGCTCAAAACCCTTGTGGCACATTGGCAAACACAGGTAGAAAAACACAGTCACTCAACTGATTCAATGGACTATCGCATAGCCACAACAATGCTGACGTGGCTTGAGCAAAGACAACGTGTGGGACAACTGTGGTTTACCAACAGAGCAGAATGGAAGCGACAAACCTGTGCTGATGTGGATTCACCAGAGTATCGCAAACTCAAACGAGCTGTAGGAAAATGGAAACGTGAACAAACACTGGGTTGAGTTTGATTATCTCTCAGAACGAGAAGTGGGCAGACTGCTGAAATGGTGCACAACCTGTTGTTTCCAACCGTGGTTCACACAAACCAACGAACGCAGACAACACAGATTCTGCTTTGATTCAGAAATGGACGCAAGACGCTTTGTGTGGACATTTGAAGAGTATTTCAACCCACTGAGACCGTGAAAACCGCGACACTGCTTCACGAGACTATATGTAGTCACTAAAACCACAACATATTGTGGTCAAAAAACCCCCAAAACACTGGCAAAAAAAGTGGAAAAAACCCTCTTGACAGAACCCTATTGTGTGCTATTATTATAATATGAACAACAAAAACAAAAGAAAGGACAAAAAGATGACTAACAAAGAAAACAAAGAAACAGCTTGGACTGTGAGAGAATGCTTCGT